GAAAGTCGCGCCGTCAAGCCGAATCAGATCAACGCAAATTACTGGCGCAGCAATCTTCCGATCAAGCTGCCATGCGGTTTGAGTTGTCTAAGCAAACGGCTGAGTATGCCAAGCAAGGTGCTTCCATGGAGCAGCAAGCACAGACAGCGCGGCAGCAGTTTGAATCATCGCAAACCAACTATGCAAACAATAAGTTGGAGATGGAAAGAAAAGCCAAGGAAGTGCAGGCCGCAGCAGATGAGGAGCGCCGCAAGGCAGCAGCTGCCGAAGCATCTGCGCTCAAAGCTCGCACCCGTGGTGGCCGCAGATCCCTGCTCTCAGGTGAGCGCATGGACGCAGAGCTTGGTGTCGCTACTGACCTGAGTAACGGTGGAATGAGGTTGATGTAATGGCTACCCTACCCCAATACAAACAACGCCAGATCGCTCGGCGCAGCACATCTGATATTAGCAAGCTGGCCAAGCAATACAAATCAAACTTAGATTCAATTACAGGTGAATATCAAACAGCATTCACAGGTTACCAAGCTGGCGTGACTGAGCAAATGAAGCCCTATGAAGCGCAGATTGCAGCTTATAAAGATTCACTGCTGCCAACTTATGAAACACAGAAGACTGCATATAAAAAGAAGCTTGATGACTACAACGTATTGCTTGCAGAAATAGAAAAAAATCCTTTGATTGAAAGGCAGGGAACCCGTCGTGAGGCTGAGCTTTTGCCATCATCTTCACCACATTTAGGCCCAGGTGGTGTCGGTGGTGGTTTGCAGTATGGATTTGTTGAGCGCCCGTATACCTATTACGAAGAAAGACCAATTCCTAAATTTACAGACAAAGCACCTAAAACGCCCGACATACCAGTAGCTCCAGAGATTGCTGCATTTGACTCAACTCAGTATGAAGCCAAAAAAACTGAAGCAGGGAGCGCGTTAAAGCGTGAGATAGGTGAGCGCCGAGCGTCAAAAATAAGTGCCGTGTCCCGTAGAAACGCAAGACCACTTCTCTCAGGAGCAAAACCATGAAGGAAGTCTGGGACAAGCCACGGCCTAAAGATCTTGGCAAGCCCAAAGAGCTGTCTTCTCAAGAGAAGCGCAACGCCATGAGGCGAGCCGCCAAGTCAGGTAGACCCTACCCCAACTTGGTGGACAACATGGCAGCAGCCAGAGAGAAGAAGTGATCATGGAATACGACAAAAACACATTTGGCGGTATGCGCCTGACCCCAGAGCAGATCTTGAAACGGCAGGTCGCCGCCCAAGCCAAGAAGGACGAATTCCAGCAGCTCTACCAAGATGCCTACGAATTCGCCTTGCCCCAGCGCCAGCTATACGGTGTGTGGGAAGGTGGTGCCACTGGCTCCAAGAAGATGCAGCGCGTCTTTGACTCAACCGCCATCAACTCTACTCAGCGCTTTGCCAATCGCTTGCAGTCTGTGGTGTTCCCGCCGCAGCGTAAGTGGGCAAAGCTAGAGGCTGGCTCCGGTATCCCAGAAGATAAAAGGCAGCAAGCTCAAGCGGTGCTTGAAAAATACCAAGACAAGATGTTCACCATGCTGAACCAGTCCAACTTTGACATTGCCATGGGCGAGTTTCTTTTGGACTTGGCCGTCGGCACCGCTTGCATGATGGTGCAGCCCGGCGATGATGTGCAGCCACTCAACTTCATCCCTGTGCCACTCTTTTTGGTGAGCTACGAGGAAGGTGCCAACGGCCAAGTAGACAACGTCTACCGCCGCATGCGCATGAAGGGTGAGAGCATCCAGCGCCAGTGGCCAGACGCAGACATATCAGACGATATTAAGCGCCGCATTGAGAACAAGCCCACTGATGACATAGAGTTGCTGGAAGCCACGATCTACGATTACAAACGTGGCGACTACTGCTATCACGTTATTGACAAAACATCTAAGCACGAACTGGTCTACCGCCGCCGCAACATGAGCCCGTGGGTGATCAGCCGGTACATGAAAGTGGCCGGTGAGATCTATGGCCGTGGCCCGTTGATGACTGCTTTGCCCGACATCAAGACGCTGAACAAGGTCAAGGAGCTGCTGCTGAAAAATGCATCACTGGCCGTGGCCGGTGTCTACACCGCAGCTGACGACGGTGTGCTGAACCCCAACACTGTCAAGATTGTGCCGGGTGCCATCATCCCCGTGGCTCGCAATGGTGGCTCGCAAGGCCCTGCCTTACTTGCCCTGCCCCGCTCTGGTGACTTCAACATCAGCCAGCTGGTGATCAACGACATGACTCAAAGTATCAAGCGGATCTTGCTAGATGAGTCACTGCCACCAGACAACATGTCGGCACGGTCAGCCACTGAGATTGTTGAGCGCATGAAAGAGCTGGCGCAAAACCTTGGCTCTGCCTTTGGCCGCTTGATCAACGAAACCATGATCCCCGTCACGGCCAAGATTTTGGAAGTGATGGATGAGCGCGGATTGATTGACATGCCGCTGCGGGTCAACGGGCTAGAAGTCAAGGTCACCCCAGTGGCTCCGCTGGCCATGGCGCAGAACATGGAAGAGGTCAACTCAATCATGCAGTACATGCAGATCAGCCAGAGCTTGGGCACCGATGGCCAGTTGGCAATCAAGACTGACGTACTGGTGGACTACCTTGCCGACAAGCTGGGTGTGCCTGCCGCCGTGCGCAACACCGCAGCCGAGCGAGCAGTGCTCATGGAAGAGATGCGCAATCAACAACAACAGCAAGCTATCGCACAAGCCATGGCCATGCAGGCACAAGCCGGTGCCGGTGGCATGCCTGCACTGCCAGCACCAATGGGAGCTATGTAATGGATTATGGAAATAGAACTGATGGCTCACCAAAAGGTGATGGATTTTTTGGAAAACTTAATCGCCCAGACGGTAGCGTATCAACTGAAATATCTATCGGTGTTGGCATGAATGGCAAGGAGATGGAAATACCTTTGATTGTTCCAACGCTTACCAAGAAAGAGCTGAATTATTTGTTGAGTACAGACGTTGAAGCAAAAGGCTTTTTTAACAACATGCCGCCATCCATCATGGACAAAGCTTATGAACACGCGCAGACACGAATGAAGTCTGGCATGTCTCCATTTGCTGGGCCTGATGACATTGTCGAGCCACCTGCCAAATGAGCTGGGAAGAACTAGAAGCCATTGGCCAACCAAGCGATATCCGCGAGGTTGACCAAAAGCGCGAAGACTTGGCCAAGCTGACACTGCGGGTGTTTGGCTCTGAAGATGGCCAGAAGCTCCTCCAGTGGCTCAGAGACATGTATGTGAATGTGCCCATCGCCGTACCGGGCACAGACCCCTCGCATGCTTTCTTTGCTGAAGGGCAAAGGACAGTGGTCAGGGACATTGAGGTGCGGATCAACACAGCAAGGAAACTATGACAGACACAGCAACAGTTGAGCCCGGTGCAACCGGCCTACTTGACAACGTGCAAGTGAGTGACGAAGCCAAACCCATAAACCCACAATCGGTTGAGATAGATCACAAGGCAGTGCAGGCAGACGCTCCGACACCGGATGACCCGCTTGTGCGGCCCGACTACTGGCCTGAGAACTTCTGGAAGAAGGACTCCAACGAGCCAGACATGGAAGGCATTGCAAAATCCTGGTCGGATCTGCGCAAGCAAATCAGCCAAGGCAAACACAAAGCGCCAGCCGATGGCAAGTACGACCTTAAGACATTTGGCGAGGACGGCGAAACAAATCCTATAGCCAACACCCTGTCTACATGGGCAAAGGAAAACAACCTGTCCCAAGCCGCATTTGATGACTTGGCCAACAACCTGCAAACCCAAGCCAAAGAAATCATGCAAGGCGACATGGTCGATCCAGCGGTGGAAATGAAGCAGCTCGGGCCCAACGGTGGCGCAATCGTCAACGGCATGGTGGACTGGGCTCGCGGTCTGGTCAACAAGGGTGTCTGGTCAGCCGCCGATTTCGAGGAATTCAAAATTATGGGTGGAACCGCCAGAGGACTCACTGCGCTGATGAAGATCCGCGAATCCTACGAAGGCCGAGTCCCTACCCAAAGCATGCAGCTGGAAGGTGCCCCAAGCAAGGATGAGCTGTATCAGATGGTCAACGATCCGCGCTACAAGACCGATACAGGCTACCGCCAGAAGGTCGAAAAGATGTTTGACCACTCCTTTAAGTAATTTTTCATGGCAAGCAGTTGCCCTTTGACCCAGCTTCGGCTGGGTCTTTTTTGTACAACTATCAATCACCCCTATTGCTTTTCTTAAAAAAGTCATACAATTCGGCCAAGGCCTACCGGGCAACCGACCCTGACCACTGCGAGAAGCAGACGACTGGCTGGCGATACCAGCAAGCAATCGGCCCTGACTTACAGGCTTACCGGCGCGAGAACCCTGTTTTTTTCATAACCGAATGAGGTATCCCAATGAGCATTTCTTTAAGCAATGCCTTCGTGACACTCTTCGACGCGGAAGTCAAACAAGCTTTTCAAGGTAAGGCTATGTTGGTTCCGGCGGTTCGCCAGCGTCGAGGTGTAGAAGGTTCAACTGTTAAGTTCCCCAAAGTCGGTAAGGGTGTTGCGACTATTCGCGTCCCCCAAACTGACGTCACCCCTCTGAATGTTTCTTTCAGCTCAGTCACTTTGACTTTGTCTGACTACAACGCAGCAGAGTACAGCGATATCTTTTCTCAAGCCAAGGTCAACTTTGATGAGCGCCAAGAACTGGTGCAAGTCGTGGCTGGCGCTATGGGTCGTCGTCAAGATCAGATGATCTTGGATGCGCTTACCGCATCTAGCACCAGCTTGACCGTCAGCAATGACATTGGTGGCACAGACTCAAACATGAACATCACAAAGTTGCGTGAAGTTAAGCGTTTGATGGACAAGAACAACGTGCCGCCTGAAGGCCGTCACATCATCATCCATGGCAATGGCTTAGCCAACTTGTTGTCTGAAACCAGCGTGACCAGCTCCGACTTCAACAGCGTTAAAGCGCTGGTGCAGGGCGAGCTCAACACCTACTTAGGCTTTGAGTTTCACATGTTGGGTGATCGCTCTGAAGGCGGTTTAATTATCGACGGCTCACTTGACCGCTCATGCTTTGCGTTCCACAAGGATGCAGTTGGCTATGGTGAAGGTATAGCCATGAGAACTGAGATCAACTACATCGCTGAGAAAACATCTTGGTTGGTGAACGAGGTCTTCAGTGCTGGCGCTGTTGCCATTGACGATGAAGGTATCGTCAAGATCACCTGCCGTGAAACTTAATCAAGGAGATTGACATGGCTTATTCATCTACTGGCTTTAACACAATCGGTGGCCAATCCAAGGCTGGCAATGCACCCTCTATTTATACCTATTCAAGCACTGACGCACAAAGTGTGATTCGCGCTTCTGGGTATTTCAATACGATTGCATCCATCCTTAAGGTTGGTGATCTGATTTTCTGCTACTCAGCAACGGGTGGCACCCCTGTAATGTCTACCGCTTATGTGAATTCAAACACAGGTACTGTGGTTGACATCACTGACGGTGTGACAGTAACCGCAACCGATACCGATTAATTCGGAATCGCTGCAACAGGGCCATCTTCTGGGGATTCTCGGAGGATGGCCTTTCTTACATTGAGAGGTCTAAATGGCTGCTGGCGACACTGGTGTATCGATCTGCTCTGATGCCTTGCTCCTGATTGGTGCCAAGGCTATTTCGTCTTTTAATGACGGCACCGACGAGTCAAGCGTTTGCGACCGACTCTATCCAGATATCCGCGACTCCACCTTGGTCATGTACCCGTGGTCTTTTGGTATGCAAAAGGTGCAGCTGGCTCAGCTCATCACCACCCCAACAACTGTCTGGCGCTATGAGTATCAGCTGCCGGGCGACAAATTGGCCAACCCCCGCGCTGTTTACAACAGCGCCAACTCCGGTAGTCCAGTGCAAAAGGACTGGGAGATTCAAGGTGACAAGCTGCTCACCAACCTGACCAGCGTCTACATTGATTACCAGTTCAGCGTCCCTGAGTACGCCATGCCGCAGTACTTTGTGCAGCTGCTCAAGTACATGGTTGCGTGGCACATTGCCGAGGCTATTACTGAGCAGCAAGACAAGTCTGTCAAGTGGCAGCGTGTGGCTACAGGCGACCCATCTGAGAATGGTCGAGGCGGCTTTTTGCGCACAGCCATGAATATCGACGGCCAGAACAATCCTGTGCGCGTAATCGAAGACTACAGCCTGATTGCGGTGAGAAACTGATGCCACGCTTTGTTGAGTTCACCACCAACTTCGCAACAGGCGAGCTCGACCCTTTGCTTCGTTCAAGGGTTGACCTGGCTGCCTACGGCAATGCACTGGCCAAGGCCACCAACGTACTGATCCAGCCCCAAGGTGGCCTGCGCCGCAGACCCGGCACCAAGCATATCTTTGAGCTGCCAAACAGCAGCACTCCCAGTGCTGGGAATGGTGTGCGGCTGGTGTCTTTTCAGTTTTCAGTGACTGACAGCTACATGCTCTGTTTTACCGACAGCCGCATGCACGTTGTCAAGAATGGTGCAATCGTTACCAACATCAACGGCACTGGCAACAGCTACCTGACCACATCAATCACCAGCGCTATGGTGGACGACATGTGCTGGACTCAGTCTGCTGACACGTTGATTGTTGTCCACCCCGACTTGCAGCCGGTAAAGATTGTGCGCGGCGCGTCTGACTCATTGTGGACAGCAAGCACGATCACTTTTGACACTATTCCTAAATATGCGTACACCCTAACAACCACCAACCCAGCAGCTACGCTCACACCCAGCGCCGTGTCTGGCAACATAACTCTGACAGCTGGAGCGGCTGCATTTTCAGCGGGTAGTGTCAATCAGTATGTCAATGTCGCCACCCAAGGTCGGGCAAGAATTATTGAGTACATCAGCACCACTGTAGTCAAGGCAATTACCGAATACCCTTTCTTTGACACCACAGCAGTTGCATCAGGCAATTGGGAGCTTGAGGCTGGGTATGTTGATGTGTGGAGCTCTGCCAAAGGGTGGCCGAGTAGCGTGTCATTTCACGAAGGCCGCTTGTACTTTGGTGGCAGCAAGTCGCGTCCATCAACCATCTGGGGTTCCAAGATAGGTCTGTTCTTTGACTTTGTCCCAACAGAGTCTTTGGATGATGATGCAGTTGAGGCGACTCTTGACACCAGTGACTTGAACGTGATCACCGACATCATTAGCTCGCGGGACTTTCAAGTGTTCACCACCGGCGGCGAGTTCTATATCCCGCAGACCGGCACCGACCCAGTAACCCCCCTCACCTTCACATTCAAGAACGTGTCCAGAAACGGCATCAAGCCCGGCACTCGGGTGCAGTCTGTGGAATCTGGCTCAATTTACATTCAGCGCCAAGGTAAGTCGCTTAACGAGTTTGTGTTCTCTGACACCCAGCTCACCTACATCACTCAGCGGATCTCATTGCTGTCTGGCCACCTACTCAAGGGGCCGCAGCGCATTGCTTTGCGCAGAGCATCAAGCACCGAGGAAGCAGACCTGTTGCTGATGACAAACACCGATGACGGCAGCATGGCAGTGTTCAGCATCATGCGCAGCCAGCAAGTGACCAGCCCGTCAGAGTTCCTCACAGATGGCCTGTTCATCGATGTGGGTGTAGATGTGAACGTCATCTATGCGGTAACCCAGCGCGTGTTCAATGGCACAACAAGATACTTTATTGAGTTGTTTGGCTATGAGTACTTTACCGACTGCGCTTTTGTTGGCGGTGCCGCAGCAACCGCCAGCGGCCTGCCACATGTAGCTGAAGTGCTAAACGTGATTTGCGATGGATCGCCGCAAGGCGACGAGACTGTAAGCGGTGGCGGCAGCGTTACGTTTGACAGATCAAGCACAACAAGCTACGAGGTTGGCTTGCCTATCACGGTCTACGTCAAGACCATGCCTGCCGAGGTAAAGCTACAGACCGGCAGCAGGGTGTCGTTCAAGAAGCGCATTGTTGAGATCAGCGCAGTGGTCAATGAGACTCAGAACATGATCATCAACAACCAGCCGGTGGCGTTTAGGTTGTTTGACAACCCGCTGCTGGATGACCCCATACCAGAGTTCACCGGCATCAAGCGCGTCAATGGTGTGCTTGGTTACAGCCGCGAGCAATT